CAGTTAGAGCAATAAAATTCTCTAGCTTCACCTTTTCTAGATACTGGTAAAAATCCTCTACAGCCTACACAAAAATCTATTCTAGGTAGAGTGTACATATAGTTACAAATGGATGCTATAATTACTTATACACAATATTAACATTATGTCTAGCAGAAAACAAGCAGCTAATAGTAAAGTACAGGAAAGTTTAGACTACACTTTTTATATACTTGATAACACTGATGTAAATGAGTTGTCTGATGATGCTTATAAACATTTCAGTAAATCTTTACACAATCTAATTTTTATATTTGATATTGTCCGTAGTCGTGCTGTAGATATTTTGTTAGTCGAGGCGTTGAAAATATGTATAAGGATTCTTAAAGATGAATCTTACAAATTAAGAACTAATGTGGTAGGAACTTTGCCTTTACCTTTGAATAAAGCAAATTTAGCTTTTAAAGTTTTTCAGTTAAAATATTTGAAAAAGGATAATGTAAATTTTCAGGTAACTGAGGATTCTATAAAAATAGAATATGATTACACAAGATAGACTTGAATTATTATTAACAACTATAAGAAAAACTGGTGATGTTGGTTTGGCTTTGATAGCTATAGATTTGAGTTGGCAATCTTATTTTAAGTTGTTGAAAGACTCCGAAATAAACGGTTTAGTTGAGGAAGCTAAGTTAGACTATAAAAAATTTATCATTGATGATTGGGGAATAGTAGCTGTTAAATTTACTGATAATTTACTTAGGGGTAAAGTGAAAAAGACTACTGTAACTAAAAGTTATTATCTTCAAAAGAATGAAGACGGTAGTTTATCTGATATGGTTGAAACTTACAGACAAGAAAAGATAGAGGATGTATTACCACCTAAATGGTTATTGGATAAATATTTACCAGGAGAAAATAAAGAACAGATTACAGTAGATGTGAATTTTTCACAAGTCGATTTATCCGAAGATGATCCAGAAGCTAAAACCTTAGATTGACATAAGATTAAATAAAGTGACTTTATTTTTGTGAAAGATGAATATCACCCTAAGCAAGCAAATATATTATCCCGATCTTTAGTGGGACAAAATAGTATATTAGTTTGTGGTCGTGGTTTTGGCAAATCAATTTGTGGAAGAGGATTAGTTTATTTAAACGCTGTAAACTATCAGGGCGTTTTGCCACCACAAGGTAAGACTAAATTTTACAACGTGATAGCAATGCCAGCGCTTCCACAAGCTAAGAAAATACATTGGGAACCGCTTTATTATTTGTTTACGGAAACGCCATTAGCCAATTTAGTTAGGTCTATTAACCGTTCTGAATGTATTATTAATTTGAAAGGCGATCGCCCCGGAATCATTTTGACCGGATTGAACGATGATAACGGTGATAAAGTTCGGGGTCTTTCTATTCCTAAATTAGTGATAGATGAGTTTCAAGATGTTAAGCCTGGGATATGGTCGTCTCTAAAACCTGCTGTTGATAGGTGTTCTGGTTCTGCTTTAGTTTGTGGAACACCTAAAGGCAAAGGAACTTACTTTCACAAATTCTGTAAGGAGATGATACAACTAGGTTGGAAGTATTATAACTATGGTACTGCTGATAATCCATATTTACCTAACATAGAAAAGATATTAGAAGAGGCACAGAAGGGATTAACTAAGAGAGAATATAATTGTGAATATCTAGCATCATGGGAGGATTTTCCTGGACAAATTTATGATTGTCTTGAGGAGGATAATATAATTCTTGAGGAGGATAATATAATAGATGACTCCGGGGTGATGACAAAAGAGTTGGATTCTTATGTAATGGGTATAGATTGGGGTGACATTAACCCTGCGATCGCTATTGTTGGATTAAAAGATTTTCCATATAAGTATTATTTGGTTGATTTTTGGGAGGGAAACCCAGACGGTTCTAATAACTCTATTGTGTTTGATGAACTAAAAAGAATAGCTTCTGAATATGCAGAAAAATATAATATACATTCTGTTTATCCTGATGTTTTTCAGCCGGGGAACATTGACTTTATTTCTGAGTTTGCTATGACACCTGGATTAAATAATATAGTTGAACCACAGTCTGAAGACTATCAGAAGATGCGATCGCTTCAGGTGATGCCAAGTATGGCTATGTTAAACAGATTATTCAAACAAAAAAGATTTTTTATATCTAGTAAAATAGAACATCAGTTTAGAGCTATTGTAAGAAAACGTGATAGATGGTCGGGTGCTTATACTGATGAGTTAGACAAATCTTCACGTAGACATATAAACGATGCTTGCAGATATGCTGTAGCTAATATAGAAAACACACTTAATCTTATGTATGGTTATCAATAAAAAAAAAACTCCTATCGTTTGCAACAGGAGTAGTATAGAGAGGAGAAATTTAGAAGCGGGAAAGAACATGATATTGTATATAGTATATCACGAATAATAGAAAATCCCCGGAGTCATGACATCCGAGGATTTAGCATATTCAGAAACAATAAGTCAACCACAACTTATATAAATATTATATCACAAAAATTAAGTGACTTTATTTTATGGAATATACAGAAGAGGCTAAATATTCACAGTTAAATTCTGAGTCTGATTTTTATAAAGAATTTTTACCTATAGTAGCTGAGATAGAAACTCTTGCTAATGGTGGTAGATTTCTTAATCCTAATGATTATCTTTTGATGAGGGATGGTGAGGATTCTGATATTACTAAAAAGAGATTAGAAAAGTTTTGTCCAGAAAACTATCTTGGTGCTGCGATTAGAATACAGCGAGTAAATCAAAAATCTGGTCAGCTCGAAGTGCGATCGCAATCGTTGCCAACAGATGAGATTATTGATCAAGATAAGTGGCAGAAATTTTTATATTCTGTTGATAAGAAACATTCAAATGTGAAAGATTTTGTTCTTGATGTTTTTGAAAATGCTCTTATTAATAAGTACGTGTTTGTACAAATAGAATTAAGAGAATTGTCCGATGAATTAAACGTAGCCCAAATAGAAACTATTGATACTTTACCTTATTATTTTGTGATACCTATTCAGTGTGTAATGGCTGAATCTTCAGAAGGTAGAGAAGTAAAATGGCTTAAGTATAAAAGAATGGTAACTGTAGAAGACCCATTAGAAGGTACTAGCTACAATTTTCAATACATTCTTGTGGATGATAAGCACATTACTATTTGGCAATATGATGATGTTACTATTCGTGACGGTTCTATACATCAAATATGGGATCAGAAATTAAATAATGGAAAAGGTTCTTATCGTAACATTAGGAAAACAGATTTAGCTATACCAAAATCAATAGAACATAAAAGAGGTAAGTGTCCTATTGTCAAGTATGAAATGGATGATTCTTTGTATATGGCACATCAAGTTAAAGATGCCCAAAGAATTATATATGGTCTAGGGATGAACCTTTTACATACAGCAGCTAACTCAGGTTTTGTGCAAAAGTGGGGCAAGCCAATATTAGCTACAGGTAATGCACCGAATGGATTATCTTATATACCAATTCCTAAAGATGCACTAGCAGAAATAGTTAAGCAATATGCTGAGTCAATGGGTGATGAGAGCATAATGATGATGGAACATTTTACCTTTGAGGAATTGAAAGGTGATTCTATTAAGATGCAAAGAGAAATTATAGATTCTCTTAAACAGTATATTTTTACAACTATTCTCTTTAATAACGCACAGTTTCAACAGGGGAATAATAGTAGACAATCAGGTGCTGCTAAAGAGATAGATTTTCATATTCAGAATTTAGCTTTGAAAGATCATGGTTCTACTATTATTGAATTTACTCAGGATTTACTAACTCATACAGCTTATGCTTTTGGGTTATCTGGAGATTTTCATATAGAAGTTTCTGGTATGGATAGATTCGATATCCGTCCTATAAGAGAGGCTTTAAACCTTGCTAGTGAAATATTTGCACTACCAGACGGTTCTGTACCAAATGAAGTTTATGTGGAGGTAATGACTCAATTATCTAGTATTATTGTTGAGAATAACACTCAACAATTTAAAGCTAATTTGTCAGAATCTATTAAGGATAGGATAGAATCTTTTTCACAAGCGAACGAACAAAGATTAATTAAAGAATTATCAGAAGAAAAACCAGATGTTAAAAAACGATAAATGGATTATTGAACAAGCTGAAAAAGGTATGATTATACCTTTTGAAAAAAGTCTTATTAGGAAGGTTGATAATAGAAAAGTTGTCAGCTACGGTGTTTCTAGCTATGGATATGATTTAAGATTGTCTCCTGTAGACTTTAGGATATTTAGACATATTCCTGGTACAGTGATTAATCCTAAAATGTTTAATCCCAAAAACTTGGAAACTGCTGAGTTATATAGCGATCACTTTGGTGATTACTTTATAATCCCCGCTAATAGCTACGGATTAGGTGTTTCATTAGAAAGATTACAAATACCTGATAATGTGACAGCTTTGTTTATCGGTAAATCTACTAACGCTAGATGTGGAATAATTGCTAACTTGACTCCGGGGGAGGCTGGCTGGAATGGGTATCTTACACTTGAGTTTAGTAACTCCTGTTCTGCTGATGTGAGGATATATGCAAACGAAGGTGTTGTACAGGCTTTGTTTTTAGAAGGTGAGCCGTGTGATACTGATTATGCTAAACGTGATGGTAAGTATCAAAATCAACCACAAAATGTTATCACTGCTATAGTATAATATTTTACAATACGTGATATACTGGTGTGTAAAGGTTAGGCTTTCTCCTAAGTGTTATATTGTTTGTCAGTATCGTTAAACTGAGAGTTTTTATGTCAGAGTTAAACCAAGAAACTAAAGAAGATCAACAAGAGAACACCACAGAAGAAAAACCCCCGGAGTCATTTAACAGTGATTCTTTTGAAAAAGAAGATTTAAAATATCAATCACTCAAGAGTGAATTTAATCAATCTCTTAACGGTGTAGTTCTTAAACTAGAGAAAAAGTTTCAATCTGAGTTGCAAACTATTCTCGAAGAAATGAAAAAACCTAAAGAGGAAAATAAAGTCACTTTAGAAACTGATAAAGAAGAATCTAAAACTGATGACACAGGCGACACAAAGTTAACTATTCAAACTCTTAAAGCTGAGTATGAAGCTAAGGCAAAAGAATTAGAAGAAAAATTTGCTGCTTCTGAAGCTGAAAGGTTGAAAGATAAGAAAAATACTTTTCTTGCTGGTGTAAAATCTCAAGTTGTGCAAAGGTTTGCTAAGTTAGGTTTTGATGATATAGAATCTGCTACTCAAGTTTTCTATTCAATGCACTCTGAAGATAATTTTATTCAAGGTGATGGTGGTACTATTCTTTACAAAATAGGCGAAGACCAATATTCATCTTTGGATATGCTTACTGAAGAATGGAAGAAAGGAAAAATAGGTAAAAGATTTCTTAAAGTGAATCAACCTAAAGGCGCGTCATTGGATGAACCTAGCAAACAAGCAAAACCATCTTCTACAGATAAATCTAAAAAACGTTTAACTCTTAGACAAATTGACGAAGGAATTAATAACGGTAGTATAAAGGTTAAATACTAAATGGCTCTTGATAATCTGACTCCGGTTGAGTTATTGTCTGCAATGTCCGTGGATATTCTTGCAGACTCTATTATGCGTGAAACTCCGTTGTTTGGGGTTTTAGCTGCTGATGCTGTGATGCAACCACAGAAGCCTGTTGAGTGGGGAGCAAGAGTTACTGAAGCTGCTACGGGTGGACGTACAGTGACTGGTGCTTTGAGTAATGATGATTCTGGTAAAATTGTCGGCGCGTCTTTAAGCATCCCCGATATTTATATCAAACATCAGTTTCAGATTCTTAAACAGCAGATGGTGATTGCTACCAATAACGGTAAAATTTCTGCCGTGCGATCGCCGATGCGTCAAGCAATGCAAGACGCTATGGATGCTTTTGCAAGAAAGATTCAAACTGTTTTATATAATGGGGATGGTACACTAGATACAACTACTAACTTTGGTGTATTCGGACTGGATGCGATTGTTGCTAATCCTATAGATGATTCAATATCTACTGGTACTTATGCTGGTGTAAGTCGCGTAACTTACCCTAAGTGGCGTTCTATCCGTCGCCAAGGTTCTACACCTGGAACACCTGAAGCGTTAACTGATATTCGGATGACTCAGATTTTACGCGATCGTCGTGTTGGTGGTGCTACTTATCGACCTAATAACGGTTCATCCCTAATCATCGTAACTAACGACCAAATCGAGCGTGATGTACTGCG